GCGGCCCTCCGCGAAAGTGTCTGTCTGGCTGATTTTTTTTGGGGTTGGCCATGAAGGCGATGGAGCGGGCGGTGATGCGGGAGTTGCGGTTGTTGGGGCAGTCGCGGGCGGCGCATCGTAGTGCGTTGGCGGAGTTGGCGTTGTTTCTGGCGCGGACGATTGACGATCGGGATGGGCAGGCGCCGACGACGACGGTGCGGTTGGCTTCTGAGTTGCGTGTCACGCTGGGGCAGTTGAGGGAGGTTGCTCGTGACGCTGACGGCGGCGGCGGTTCGGCTGGGCAGCTCCCGGCCCCTTCATGGGACGCCGAGGACGCCGGGCCGGCCGACGCTGGGGTCGCAGGTGGCGGAGGTGGCGCGGCGGCTGGGTAAGCCGTTGATGCCGCATCAGCGGCATATCGTGGATGTGGCGTTTGAGATTGATCCGGCGACCGGGTATCTGGCCTATTCGGAAGTGGTCGTGATCGGGCCTCGGCAGGTGACGGGTAAGACTGAGTTGATCCTGCCGGTGATGACTCACCGCTGTGTCGGGTTCGATGAGGCGTTGACGGGTTGGGTGCGGGATCAGCTTGGGATTGTGTTGCGGCCGCCTGGTCCGCAGGAGGTGCTGTATACGGCGCAAACCGCCGACGATGCGCGTAAGAAGTGGCGGAAGGTGCATCTGGAGCGGTTGAAAGCCTCGAGCTACTACCGGCCGCGCCGCCAGTTCGACTTTCGTGTGCAGCGCAACATGGAAGCCATTTTGTGGGAGAACGGGTCGGCGTGGTCGCCGGGTAGCACTACCGGGAAGACGGCGGGTACGGGTGACTCGCTCGATCTGGGTGTGATCGATGAGGCGTGGTCGCGGCCGGACTCTCGTACAGAGTTGGGTATGCGGCCGGCGAAGATGACCCGGCCGTGGTCGCAGCTGCTGATTGCGTCGATGATTCCTGGTTTGTCGCGGGCGTTGCCGGGGACGTGGCCTTACCTTCGGAGGAAGCGTGAGATCGGTCGTGCCCGTATTGAGGCTGGCGTGCGGCGCGGGTCGGCGCTGTTTGACTTCACTGCTGCCGGGAACGCGGAGACGACCGACCCGGGTGACCCGGCGACGTGGTATTCGTGCATGCCAGGCCTGGGCCGGACGGTGACGGAAAAGACGGTGGCGGAGGACTTCGACGAGTTTGATCTCGTCGACTTCTGTGCGGAGTATCTGGGATGGGAGCCGACGGTGGCATCTCCGAAGTGGACGGTCATCCGGTACGACACATGGGAGGGTCTGCGCGACCCGGCTTCGTTCATTGCGGGCACGCCGGCCATGTCGATCGAGATGACGGAGGACCGGCAGCGTGCCTTTGTCTGTTCGGCGGGGAAGCGGCTTGATGAGGACTGGCATGTTGAGGTGGTGGAGCCGGGCCACGGGGTGGCGGCAGACGTTGTGGGTATCGATTGGGTGCTGCGCTGTGCGTTGGCGCTCGACAAGGCGCGGAAGCCGTATACGTGGGTGATTGATCCCCGGTCGCCGGCGGCGGCGTTCATCGTGCCGTTGAAGAATGCGGGCGTTGACGTGTTGACTCCGAACGGGTTGGAGATCGCCGGTGCGTGTGGCCGGTTCTACGACGCGACTGGGGAAAAGCGTGAGAGTGAGGTGCCGTATCTGGTCGACGACGATCAGACGCCCAGGGGTGATGACGGGGTTCGGGTGCGCCACCTTGGACAGATTGAGCTGGAGCGGGCGTTGGCGTCGGCGAAGAAGTTGGACCACGGCAGCGGTGGTGCGTTCACGTTCGTAAAAAAGGGCACCGTCGATGCGTTGCGCCCCCTGTACGGGGTGGTGTTGGCGATGCACGGCGTTGAGGTGAAGGGCTCAGTGGTCCCGGAACCGGACATCTTTTAAAGAGAATCGTTTGGGTTGCAGGAGTTTCGGCGCACGACTCGGTTAGGATGCTCGGTCCGGGGTGTATCTTGCCTGCATGGGACGTGCCTGGGCTGCGGTGGTCTGTGTGGTAGCTGGCGTGTTCGTGCTCGCCGGGCTCGGCTGGGCGTTGCTGGCCGCGGGCTTGCTCATCTACCTGACCCCTACCGCTGCATCGACCGTCTCGTTACGGAGTCGGTTGGCAGCCGTCGCGGTGGTCGCGAAGCGGGCCGGTACGCGGCTGCGCGGGTTCGACTGGCCGGGCCGTGGCCGCCGTGTGGCGGCGGGGGTGAGCATGCTGCCGGCGTTGGCGCTGGTCGCCGTCGGTGTCGCTGTCACATTCGGTGCGGGCGAGGGCATCATCGCCGCGGGTGTGGGGTTGGGCGGGTTCAGCCTGCTGTCCGGTTGGAACAGGTAGGCCGCGGGCGTGGGCTGGCTGACCGGGCCGCGGGAGACGACCGCAAAGGACATCGCCACAATCGCCGACGGCCGGCAGAGTTTCATGTCCCTGCCCTCTGGCACCGCCGCCGGCGGGCCGAACCTGGCCGCGATGGTAGAACAGGACGGCTCGTACGCCAACTACGCCACTAACGGGTATGGCCGCAACGAGCTGGTGTACGCGTGCATCAGGTACCGGGCCGAGTCGCTGCCGCAGTCGGTGTTGCGGGTCTATCCGACGGGTAACGGGCTGCCGATCGACGACCATCGGCTTCGGCAGGTGTTTGAGAAACCGAACCCGGTCACGAACGAGTTCGAGTTCTTCGAGCTGTCGGTCACCTACAAGGATTTGGCGGGTACCTGTTTCTGGCTGGTCGTCAACGGCCGCGACGGGCTGCCGTCGGAGCTGTGGCCGCTACGCCCGGACCTGGTTGGGGTGCTGCCCAACCCGCGCAACCCGGCCGACTATGTGTGGATCTACCGGCCCGACCCGGAACGGCCCGAGATCATGGTGCCGATCCCCGACGCCGGGTCGGCCCGGGCCAGGGATGCGGAAACGTACATGATCCGGATCCGCTACCCGAACCCGAATCCGAACACCCCGGCGTGGCGGTATTTCGGCCAGCCGCCGCTACGCGCGGCAGCACGGGTAACCACATTGGACAATGCGGCCACCGACTTTGTGGACACGTTGCTGCGCAACCATGCCATGCCGTCGGTGGTGATCGAGTCTGAGGCTGAGGTCACCGAAACCATCTCCAAGCGGCTGAAGGCCAAGTGGAGGGAGGCGTTCGGCGGCAGCCGCCGCGGCGAGCCGGCGTTCCTGCAAAAGGGCATGAAGCTGCACGAACTGACGATGAAGCTGACCGATCTGGAATTCCCCGACCTGCGCTCCGTGTCCGAGACGCGGATCTGCTCTGTGTTCGGGGTGGAACCGATTCTCGTCGGCGCCAAGGTCGGTTTGGAGCACAACGCCTACAAGGACTACCGGGAGGCGCGGCTGTCGTTCTGGGAAGAGGCCATGTTCTCCGAACAGCGCCGCTTCCTCGAGCCGGTCCGGTCGTGGATGCTGCCACAGTTCAACGGAGTCGGCCGGCGCCGTGTGTCGGTGAAGTGGGACAACTCCGAAGTGCAGGCGTTGAAGGAATCACAACAGAACCTGTGGGAACGGGCGACGGCGGCATTCACCCGCGGCGGCATCACCCGCAACGACTTCCGGCTCATCATCGGCCTGCCGTCGGTGCCTGGCGGTGACGTGTTCCTCATCCCGGCCGGGGTGATCCAGCAGGGGGTGGGGCAGGACCTGGCCCCGGCAGGCGAGTCGGTGACCGCGAGCGTAGGGCTGCTCGCCGCCGAGTTTGGTATCGAGTTACGTCCGGACGAGCTGTCAATGTTGGGTGCGCGAACAGGTATGGAGGTGTGAGCAGTGGCGGACCAGGCTGAGTGGCTGCGCATCGGACACGGCGGCGTCGTCCCGATGCATTTGACTGACACGGCGTCTAAGGCCGATGCCGGCCCGGGCACTGTCGAGGGTTGGGCGGCGGTCTACAACGTTATCGACGCACAGGACGATATTGTCATGCCTGGGGCGTTCGCGAAGACGCTGCAGCTGTGGCGGTCTACGAAGCGGGTCATCCCTTTGGCAGTGGACCACGATCATTCGTCTGACAATGTGATTGGATCGCTGACTAATGCCAGTGAGACCCCTTACGGTATGAAGTTCGCGGCCGGCTACTCCAACAGCCCGAAGGCGCAGAACACACGGCAGCTGGCCAAAGAGGGCCACGTCAACGGGCTCTCGATTTTCGGGCCGATCATGCGCAAGTCGTACGAGATGCGCGACGGCCGCGAGATCCGCATCCTCCACGAGGTGGGCCTAATGGAAGTCTCGATGACTGCCTACCCGGCCAACCCCGACGCGCTCGTAACCGCGGTGAAGGGCGGCGCGCATCGCAGCCCCGTCATCGACCGGGCGTGGAACGCCGACGGCCACGTCGAGCGGGTGGCGGCGACCACGGACGCGTTGGTCAAGATGTTTGCCGTGCTCGTCCCGGGGAACACGGATCTGGCGAGCAAGGCCAGCTACGCACTGCCGCACCATGAGGTCGGCGCCGACGGTCAGCCCGGACCGGCCAACCTGACCGCGGTCCGGTCGGCATTGGCGAAGCTGTCCACAGTGGCCGGGCTGGACGACGCGGCCAAAACAGTGGCCCGGGCGCACCTGCAGGGCCACCTGGACGACCACGCCCGCACCGACGCGCTTGACGAGACGTGGGTGACGGACATGCGCTCAGCTCTGTCGATCAGCGTGCCGGCCGCGCGGAAGGCGGCCGTGGACTCGCTAGTCGGCGCCCACTACCAGTTGGCGGAAACAGCCGCCGACGACGGATCGGTCGACCCCGACACGGGCGGCGGGGACGAGGGTACCGGCGACGACCCGGCTCGTTATGCGCTGAGCCTCGTCGACGGTTCACCCGACGCCGCGACCGACCCGATCGACGACCTACTCAACAGCGGCGGCCAGGACCAAACCTCGGCCGAGCTGGACGCGTTGGAGGCGCAGCTTCGCCAGTCCTGAGTAGACCGGCCGGTGCGCTACGCTGTGACTGTTTTCCGGGCCGGGGCTTAGCCCACCCGGCGACGCGCCAGAGTCTCACCCGTCGTCCGTGCCGGGGCACCCGCAGCCCCACCCGGCGACGCGCCAGAGCCTCACCCGTCGTCCTTTTCATCCAAGGCGACGAAGTGAGGTGGAGTATGTCGCAGGTCACCCAGAAAGCATTGGTAGACAAGGCGCTGCAATGCGTCAGTCTGGCCCGTACCATCCGCGACCGTCACCCCGACCCGACGAAGATCCCGGGCGAGGACGCGGTCAAGATGCAGACCCTGCTGAAGGAAGCCAAGCGGCTGCAGGATCTGGCGGCGCTGGAGAAGCAGCAGGACGACATGGAGTCGTGGGGCCGCGAACCCGATCAGATCCCTTCCGCACTGTCCGCCGAGGCAGCCGCCGCGGCAGCCGCCGCCGGCACGAACGGAACCGTCGGCTCCGGCTACGAAGAGGTGATGAAGCGCCGGCAGGTCGAACTGTTCGCCAAGGCCATCCGGCACGGCTGGAAAAACCAGACCTGGATCGACAGCCTTGATGCGGCGGAGAAGGCCAACCTGGTTGAGGATGCCACCGGTGAGGTCATCGTGCCGCACGACATCGCCGGCCCGATCTTCAAGACCCTGCCCCGGCTGGGTGTGTTCCGCGGTTCGGGACCGACGATCCGGCCCACCACATCCAACAAGGTCGACCTGCGTTCCCTCACCCAGGCCACCGCCGGCTGGGGAAAGATCGAAGTCCTGGGCGCGGCCCCCACCGACGCCAACGTCGTGCCGTCCACACCGGTCGACGTGGTCGAGGTACACGACCTGCTGGCCATGTCGAAGATCGGCGTGGACGAGTTGGCCGACACCGACGCGAACCTGGTTGCACTGATTCAGGACATCGTCGGGCAGCAGATGGCCATGCAGGAAGACGACGCGTTCGCCGCCGGTAACGGCGTCTCGAAGCCGTGGGGTCTGGCCGCGCGGGCAACGTCGGCTGCCAACCAGATCACGCAGGCCGTCACCGCGGCCGCGAACGCAGTACCGACGGGCGACAACCTGAAGTCGCTGCAGTATCGGGTGCCGACCAGGTTCCGGCCCAACGGCGCCTACTACGCGTCGATCGACGCGGCCGAGGCCATTGCCCTGCTGAAGGACTCCACATCCAACTACCTGTGGCAGCCCTCGGTTAGGGCGGGCGAGCCGGACACCCTGTTCGGGAAGGCTTTCTTCACCCTCGAAGGACTGCCGTCGATGGGCTCGTCAGCTGCCGCGGTGGACGCGTCAGTCATCTTCGGAGACCCGCAGCTCGGTTACCTGCTGGCCGACCGCCAGAAGATCAGCGTCCAGCGGTTGGACGAACGGTTCGCCGAGCTGGGGTTGGTGGCGTTCATCTTCAAACTTCGCGTCGGCGGCGACGTGATGCGCCCGGCCGCGTTCGCGAAGTACCTGCTCTAACCAGTTGTTCCGTGGCTGGCCGACATCGCTCCGGCCAGCCACGGGCACCACCCTGCGCGGCCCAGGCAAAGGCCGAAACGAAACGAGAGAAAGGGAAAACCCCCGTGGGAGAGTTCCGCGTCACCGTCGAGGCGGTCGGCGGGCACGGCTGCCAGCGACAGTTCGGCGACGGTGAACACGTCGTCGGATGCGAGAGGCCCGGCTGCCCGGACTGCATCACCCGCGAATATGTGCGCCGGCTCAAACGATCCGGCGCCACCGTCAACGCGGCCGAGATCCTGCACTGGCCGCGCGAGGTGGGCCAGGTCCGCGACGACCTACTCACCGGCATGCGCCGCGGCTCGTTCCCGGAACGCGACCGGTATGTGGCCGACATGAAAGACGGGAGACTCCGATGAGGATCAAGACACTCGACCACGTCAACGTCCGCACGCGCGACGGCCGCGTGTTTTCTGCGATGGCCGATCGGGAGTCCCTGATCGACGACGACGACGCTGACATGTGCGATGCCATCCGCAGTCAAGTCACCGTCGGCCTGATCGAAATCCTTGACGACGAACCGACCGAGGCTGACCAGGCTCCGAGCCTGCCGACCAACGAGCAGCTCCGCGACGAGCTACACGAACGGCATGCGCAGGCCGTGGCCGCCAAGAAGGCGGCCCCCGCTAAGGCGCAGCCGGCCCGAGCGAGCGGGGCGGCCGAGTGAAGATCCTCTGGCACAGTGTGGCCCCGTGGGTCGGTACCGGCTACGGCACGCAGACCGGCCTGTTCACCCCACGCATCGCCGCCGCGGGGCACGACGTGGCGATCAGCGCTTACTACGGCTGGATGGGCGCGAAAACGAGTTGGCACGGTCTGCCCGTGTATCCGTCCTATGCCGAATCGTACGGCCGGGACATGCTCATTCCACACGCGGTCGATCACTTCGGCGGAGGTGGGCCGGGGCACTCCCTGCAGGAGGTGGCCAACCGCGGGCTGATCATCACGCTCGGGGATGTGTGGACCTTCCAGGTTCCGTTGCTGGCGGACATGAACACGGCCGCGTGGGTGCCCATCGATCACGAGACGGTGCCGCCGAACGTGGCGGACTGGTTTGAGCAGACCGGATCCATCCCGATCGCGATGTCCCGGTTCGGTGAGGCCAAGCTGGCCGAGCTGGGCCTTTCGCCGCTGTACGTGCCTCACGGCTACGACCCGTCGGTGTTCTTCCCCGGTGACAAGGCCGAGGCTAGGGAGCGGGTCGGTTTGCCGGCGGATGCGTTCGTGGTCGCGATGGTGGCGGCCAACGTCGGCAAGGACGGCTCCCGAAAAGCCTTCTATGAGCAGATTCTGGCGTTCGGGGAGCTGCGCCGCCGGCACACGGATGCGGTGCTGGTGCTGCACACGGATGTGACCACACCCCTCGGGGTGGACGTGCGGGCCTTGCTGGCCGACTTCCCCGAGGACAGCTACATGGTGACCGACCAGTACGCCTACAAGGTCGGCATGCCCGCGTCGGCGGTGGCCGACCTGTACCGGGCGGCCGACGTGCTCACCAACACGTCGTGGGGCGAAGGGTTCGGCGTCCCGATCGTGGAGGCGCAGGCGTGCGGCACACCGGTGGTGGTCACCGACACCACCGCCATGCCAGAGCTGGTCGGCGCCGGGTGGAAAGTTCCCGGCGAGCCGCTGTGGCACGACTCCCAGCGGGCATGGGCCCGCCGGCCCCTCATCGGGGCCATTGTGGACGCCTACGCTGAGGCGTACGACCACGCCCGTGACGAACAGATGCGGGCAGCGGCGTGGGCGTTCGCGCAGGACTACCAAGCCGACCGGGTGCTGACCGAGTACTGGGCGCCGGCACTCAAGCAGCTCGAGGATGCGGTGAACCGGCGCCGCGACGACGCTGCCCGGCCAGCCGCCCCGGCACCGCCGCGTATCCGGGAGGCCGACGGGCTGCTGTGGCTTGACCGCGGCACGGGCACCGGGGATGCGCTCGGTTTCACCAACCACGAGGCCGAGCTGAAACCCATCGTCGACTCCCTCATGCCCGACGGTGGGGTGCTGCTGGATGTGGGCGCCCACGTCGGGCACTGGTCGCTTCGCCTGGCCGGCAAGGCCGAGCATGTGTACGCCGTGGAGGCCAACCCGGACACAGCCAAGACGTTACGGCGCAACCTGGCGCTCAACGACATCGGCAACGTGACCGTCCTCGAGTTAGCCGCATGGGACGAGCACACGTGGCTGCGTTTAGACGACCCGGGCCGCCAGTTGGCCGGCGGTTCGACCCGCACGCTGCCCATCAATCCGGAAGGCCATCCGACCGTCGGGCCTGAGCACGGCGACGTGCCAGCCAAGCGGCTCGACGCGACACCGGTCCTCATGGAAGCCGAACGCATCGACCTGGTGAAGCTGGACGTGGAGGGCGCCGACCTGCACGCACTGCGCGGCATGTCCGGACTACTGGCCAAGCACCACCCAACGCTGTTCATCGAATGTCACGACTACTGCGGCTACTACCGCCGCGACGAGCTCGAGCAGACGCTGCGCGACCTCGGCTACACGTGGACGGTGGCGTACACCTACCAGACACAGTGGACACCCCACGGCGTGGCGGAGCAGGCGGTCCCAGCCGACTACCTGATCTGCACACCGACCGGTTAGGTGAGCTGCACATGTGCACGATGCCAGCCGACCTGCAGGAGGTGGCGCGCACTGCGTGCGACGTGCACCGGGCGTCGCAGCGGGCCGACGAGCTGGCGCAGGCGCTCACGTTGGTGGCCGCACTCGCTCCGCATGTAATCGTCGAGATTGGATGCGACGCGGGCGGCACCCTGTACGCATGGAGCCAGGTGTGCCCCCGCGTGTACGGCATCACCCTGGCTGACAACTCATATGCGGCCGGCGGGTCGGGGCAGCCGCTGAACACCTGGGGCGCCGATGTGCACATCGGCGACTCGCACGACCCGGCAAGCCTGGAGTGGCTGGTCGGCAAGCTGGACGGCCAGCCGGTCGACGTGCTGGTCATCGACGGGGATCACAGCTACGACGGTGTACGCGCTGACGTGGCCGCCTTCGGGCCGTTGGTGCGCGCCGGTGGGCTGATGCTGCTGCACGACATCAACGTGGACGAGCCGCGCGCCCAGGTGTCGGCGTACTGGCCCGAACTGGCCGGGGGCAGGAATACCAGCGAAATCCGGTCGCCGTCGGGGATCTCGTACGGCTGGGGTGTGGTGCACGTGGGGGCACAGCCATGGACCTGATCCGTGTTCTCGTCACCACGCTGCAGACGGTGACGCACGAGTTCCGGCCGGACGGGGTCCTCACCGACGCGGCCGGCAACGTAACCGTGACCGTGCGGCGCCTTGACGGCACTGAGGTAGTCACCGGCACAGCCGGTCATCCAGGTGTCGGCAAGTACACGTTCGCCCCGCCGGCGCAGGCCACTGTGGACACTATGACGATGGACTGGACGGGCAGCTTCGGCGGGGCCACCGTCACCGTCCGGGACGTGGTCGAGGTGGTGGGCGGATTCCTGTTCGGCCTGACTCAGGCCCGTGAAGACACCGGCCTGTCTCCGGTGACCTACCCGGACGCCGATATCGTGGCCGCCCGGATCGGCACCGAGCAGGAATGCGAAGACATCTGCGGCCAGGCGTTTGTGCCCCGGTTCATGCGGATCCGGTTGCACGGCTCAGGTACCGACGAACTGGTGATGCCCGACATCAACCTGAGGGCGGTGCGGGCGCTCACCATCGGCGGGACGGCCGCCGACCCTGCCGCCGCGGTCCCGTCGCCGGAGGGGGTGCTGTACCGCGACGAGGTGTGGCCTCGAGGACGGGGCAACGTCATCGTCGAATATGAGCACGGACTGGACATGCCCCCATTGGGAATCCGTGAAGCCTCCGTGCTGCGGCTGCGTTCACGGATGCAGCAGAACACAACGTCGGTGCCCTACCGGGCGATCAGCTGGCAGTCCGGTGAGGGCGGCACGTACCGGCTGTCGACGCCGGGCAAGACAAGAACCGGCATGCCCGACGTGGACGCGGCCTACGAGCGGTACACGGTGCCGATGGTGAAGGCGAGTTTCTGATGCCGTTCACCATCGGTCAGCCGTCCAAGAAAGCCCTCATCACGCTGCTGCGGGCGCAGGCAACCCCTGGCGGCGGCGGTGCGTTCGACCTGCTCGCGATCGCGAACGGGTGGCCGCAGGTGACGGTCAAATATTTGGGGGTCGGCGAGATGGGCGGGGTGTGCATCTACGGCGGCGGGTGGAAGTACGTGCAGGACGAAGCCGCCGAGGAGGGTCCCGGCATCCTGGTCCGGGAGGTTGTGGACCAAACCTTGTACGTCCGGGTCGGGTCGCGCATCGAGCGGGATTTTGAGGTGGTTGACGAGTGGGCGCAGGCTGTCGGCAACGCGATCGGCGGTGTGCTGCAGGCTAATCCGAAACTGGGCGGCAACCTGTCCGCGTTGGGCAACTCCGGCGGGTTCGGCGACTACGAACCGACCGACGACGAAACAATCGCCACTCATACGCATACGGTGCGGATCGGTGGTCTGTTCGGGTGGGCGGCGCCATGACCTCACCTGATGTGGATGTGGTCATCGACTTTGAGGCGGTCGAAGAGTTTTTTCAGTCGGAGGCCATCAAAGCAACCGTCATGGACGCGGCGGTGGATCCGACCCGCCGGGCGCAGGCGGCGGCGCCGAAGGCCACCGGGGCGGGTGGGCAGTCGATCCATTCGGAGCCGTATTTGGACCGGCGTGCGCGTGAGTGGCAGGCCCGCATCGGCTGGGAGCGGGTCTACTTCTACATGGTCTTCGGCGAAATCGGTACCCGTCACAGGCCGGCCCGGCCGTTCCTTGTCCCCGCCCTCACCGAATAAGAGAGGAAGCAACAGCATGACCATGCCTGACCCGGATGAGCTGGACCCGACGGGTGAGCTGTCCGCACAGATCGAAGCGCAGCGCAAAGAGCACGGAACGTATGTGGCGACACGGAAAATCTATGTCGGCAACGCGTTGGCCGCCGACGTGGGGCATTCGATTCCGGTGTCCAATGTGGTCGCACACGGCTACTTCCTCAACGGCCAGGTGGCTTTGGTGGAGGGTGCCGAACACCCGCCGGAGGTCGCCGCGCAGTTGGCTGATGCGGGGTTGGCCGGCGAGGCAGGGTCTGGCGGCCCGGTCGCCGACCACGCCGACGTCGTCTCTGAGCCGGCGCCGGTTTTGACGGTCGACCGGGCCGAACCCGGCGGGGCGCCGCCTATCGGCGAGGAAGAGAGGAACTGACCGATGCCGCTGACATACGCAACACCCCTTATCCTCACCGATCCTGGGTTCGTGTTCACCGCGATTCTGGGCTCCACGGAGCCGACACACGCCGCGTTAGCGTCTACCTACGACGCCGACCCGTGGCCGGGTGCGTGGGTTGCCGCCGGCGTGACCGAGGACGGGTCGAAACTGGCCTACGAGATCAAAGCCGAACCCATCAAGGCCGCCGAACTGTTCGACCCTGTCGCGTGGCGCACTACCGAACGCTCCGGGTCGATTGTGTTCTCCGTGCTCAACTACACGCTGACCAACCTGAAGAGGGCATACAACGGCGGCACCCTGGCCACAGTGTCCGGATCCGGTGTGACGCTGTCGTCTTCGCTGCTGCCGCCGGCGCCGGGGTCCGAGGTCCGGTCAATGATCGGCTGGGAGTCGCTGGACCACACGATGCGGGTCGTCATCTACCAGGCATTGAACATGGGCTCTATCGAGTCGTCGTTCAAACGGGCACCGGACAAGGCGCTGATCCCGTTCATGTTCAACATGGAGGTCCCGACCGGGGCGCCGAACCAGCCCTTCAAGGTGTACGCCGCCGGCACGGCACGGCTTGGTGTCTGATGAGCACGCGTGACCTGGGCGACCTGTCCCGCGGCCAGCGGGAGCCGGTCGACATGACGTTCCGATGGTTCGGGGTCACGATCCGCGTGGCCCCGGACGCGGGCGACTTGTCGCTGATCGCGTTCCTTGAGCAGGCCGAAACGATCGACGTCGGTGACGAGGTGGGCATCATGCTCGCGACGAAGGAGTTTCTGCGGGCGCAGGTCGACGAGCGGGACTGGACACAGTTCTTCACGATCGCACGGCAGCAGCGGCAGCAGTTTAAGGACCTGCTGCAGGTGGCCAAAGACATCACCGCGGCGGTGGCGCGTTTCCCTATGACGCGGCCGTCCGACTCGTCCGATGGGCGGCCGCACACCAGCACGACATCGAAGGTCGGCTCATCCTCGCAGGTGGCGGTACAGGCCATGGCCGACTTGAAGGGCCGCCCGGACTTAAAAATGTTCATTTGGCAGGCGCAGCAAGCCAAGGCGGCGCAGGAGGCCGAGGCCGGCTGACCGTACCGGAGCTGTGCGCAGTGTCCTATGTGCTGATGGTGGAGCAGTTGGAGCGGTTCTATTTGGCTGCGGTGCAGGCGGCCATGCTCGGGCGGGCGTTGGGTCGGGGTGTGCCGGTGCCGGACTGGTTCGAGATCCGCACCAACCTGGACACGGCGTTGGCCCGGCCGCCGCAGCGGGTCGACACCAAGCAACAGGTCATGTTGCAGGCGTTGGGTTTGAGCGGCTGAGAGGGGAGGTGACGACATGGCTCGCGGAAAAAGTTTGGCCACCGCATTTGTCGATATCAAGCCGGATGGCAGTCGCTTCCCCAGCGAGCTCAAGACACAGATCCAGTCCAAGACCGGGGCGGCCGGCAAGGACGTCGGCAACACGTTCGGTACCAGCCTGCTGGCCGGCATGGGTGCGGTGCTGACTGCCGGTGTGGTTATCGACTTCTTCAAGGGTGCGATCCGGGAGGCGCAGGAGGCTGCGAAGGTTCAACGTTTGACGGCTGCGGCAATCAAGTCGACGGGTGGCGCGGCCAACGTGACGGCGGGCCAGGTCGGTGCTTTGGCGGACCGGTTGGCTGATCTGTCCGGTGTGGACGATGACGTCATCCAGTCCAGCGCCCAGGTTCTGCTTTCCTTCACCCGCGTGCGCAATGAGGCCGGTAAAGGGAACGACATTTTCGACCAGGGCACCGAGGCCGCTTTGAACCTGTCGGCCGCACTGGGCAAGGACCTGCAAGGCTCGATCACGATGGTCGGGAAAGCCCTCAACGATCCGATCGCAGGACTCACCGCGTTGAGCAAGGCCGGAATCCAGTTCACCGAGCAGCAGAAGGAACAGATCCGCGGCTTTGTTGAGGCCGGCGATGTCATGTCGGCGCAGAAAATCATTCTGGCTGAGTTGACGACACAGTTCGGCGGGGCCGCTGCGGCGGCTGCGTCGCCGGCGGACAAGGCCCGGGTGGCGTGGGGCGAATTTCAGGAGCAGGTAGGCGAAAAGCTGCTGCCCACCCTCAACGCGGTGCTCAATTTCGCTAACAGCAACAAGGATTGGCTGTTGCCGTTGGTCGGGTCGGTCGCGGGCCTGGCTGTCGTGATCGGTTCGGTGATCGCCGCGACGAGGGCGTGGGCGGCTGTCCAGTCGGTGATGGGGTTCCAGCTTGACTCTGGGGCTGCGAAGGCGAAGCGGTACGGGGTCGGCATCGTCGGTTTGCTCATCGCCTCCGAGGCGATCAGCCAGGTGTTGGCAAGGGACGTCAACCCGCAGCTCGAGGCGGTGGTGAGCGGTCTTGGGGATGCCGGTGCGGAAGCTGAATTGGCCGGCGAATCGGCGCGGGTGCTCGGCCGCGACATGGAGATCCTCGCCTCGGGTCTGAAGCACATCGATGAACTAAACGGATTCGAAAAGTTCATCGACAACATTCCGGGTGTGGACGTTGCGACGGTCGCTCTCGAAGGCGCATCCGAGGCTGTGACGGCTTTTGACGCATCGCTGGCGCAGTTGGCCCGCGAGGGTCGGGGCGACGTCGCCATGAAACGCCTGGAGCAGGCCGCGGCGGCGGCCGGCATTTCTGTGGAGGAGGCCAAGAAGAAGCTGCCGGAGTATGCGGCCGCGGCCGAGGTGGCGGCGCGGTCGACAACCAAACTCGCGACCGCGACGGACCGGGCCGCCGCCGAAGGCGACCGGCTGATCGACACGTGGCGGACTTTGAACAACACAATGCTGGCGGCTGATGATTCGCTGCTCGCCGCGCACTTGAGCCTGGACGGCGTCAAAGAGGCGTTTGAGGAGGGTTCGAAGTCGATTGAGGGCAACACCCGTGAGGCGACGGAGAACCGGGTCGCGTTGGAGCGGTCCGGGCTTGCCGCGCAGGAGGCGGCGAGGGATCAGTTGAAGAACGGCGCCAGCCACGCGGAAGTGACGAAGATCCTCGACGATTTCAAAGAGGCGACGATCGCGCAGAGCGGCGCGGTCGGGGCGGAGGCGGACGCGATCCGCAACCTTGCCGATCAACTGTTCCGCATCCCGCCGGAGGTCGACACCAAAGTCCGGATCCAAATCATCACCGAGGAGATTTTGCGGAGTGCCCGCACCGGTCGGGGCTTCCAGGCGGCCGACGGCGGGATTGTCAAGTTCTTCGCCGACGGCGGCCGGGAAAACCATGTGGCTCAGATCGTCAAGCCGGGCACGTGGCGGATCTGGGGCGAGGACGAAACCGGCGGCGAAGCGTACATCCCGCTCGCACTGTCCAAACGGGCCCGGTCGGAGGACATCCTCGGCGAGGTGGCCCGCCAGTTCGGCCTGGGGCTAATCCCGGCCGGCGCCGGTTCGGGTGGCTCCGCGGGTTCGATGGGTTCGGTGGGTTCCATGGATGGTGGCGGGATTGTGCGGATGCATCCCGACGACCTGAACCGGCTGGCGCGGATCATCGAGTCCCGTCCGGTCGAGGTGTGGGTGGGTGACCAGGCCGGTAGGCAGGCGGATCAGTACAGAAGGGCAGGCTAGGTGGCTACATGGCAGTTTGTTGACTCGGTCTCGACCAGTCCGACCGTTCGGCTGGACCTTAATGCGGGCGGTCTGTGGGTGGGTGACGGCTTCGATCTCTCCCCGCCGCCGCTGCGGCGTGCGTTCGCGTCGTTGATGTTGACTGACGGAGACTTTCAGACCGGGTGGGCGTACCGGAACCGCACGCTGAAGATCCCGGTACAACTCGTGATGGGCAGTGTGGACGCCGCGGCCACCGCGCTGCAGCTGCTCGGGCGGGAGTTGGCCCGGGATACCAATTTCCTGCGGGTTCAGTTCGGCTCGGTGCCCTACTTCTTCCGGACCTTCGCCGCCCCTGACTACACATTCAGCATGCTGAAGACGTTGGTCCAAGATGGGCGGGCCACGTTGGAGATCCCGGCCGAGCCGTTCGCCTACGGGCCGCGTGAGGATGTGGCGGTCGGCACGGTCACCAACGACCCGGCGGCCGCGACCCGCGGCAACTTTTTCGACGTGGCCGACGTGAAGGGTGACGTGCCCGCCCCGCTCATCATCAAGGACACCTCCTCGGGGCTGCACCCGTTCGGCATCCTCGCCACACGCAGTCGTGGAGTCCCGTCGGATCTGGTGTGGTTCGCCCAGGCCGAGGACGCCGCGGTCGTCACCACCGGCACGGACACGTCAAACCCGGGCGGCGGCCCGGATGCAGCCATGAGCGGCACAGGTACGAACAACTTCGTCAGGACCACGTTCGGCGGTTTCGCGGCGATGGCTGCGCGGGTCACATGGTCCCTGAATCTGTCGGTCCTCGGAAACGACGGCCGGAAGCGAGCCATACGCGGCACCTACCGCGTGTTCGTCGTGGTGCGTCGCAGCGGCGCCGCCTCAACCATTACCGCCCGCATCAGCTATGCCGCGGGCCCGGTTATGACGACCGGTGCAACGGTCACGATACCCGCGACGGCTGAACGGCAACTGGTCGACCTGGGGCTGTTCAGCGTCGGCCCGGCTGACCCGTGGCAGCCGGGACGGTTCGGTTTCGAGGCCCCGCTACAGCCCCAGCCCCTCGAAATCCACGCGGCCCGGTCCGGCGGGGCGGACACACTCGACTGGGACCTGATCCTGCTGGTCCCGGCCGACGAGTCGTGGCTGTCGTGGTTCACGGGCGCCTCCGAGGATGCCGGCTATGACGCCCTGATCGACGGGGAGATTGAGTTCGCCTACTTGTATGAGAACGGTGCCGACCCGTTCGCTGGCGCTGCTGACATCATCTACCCGACCAAGTCGGTGCAGTTCGCAGGCGGGTTCCCGATGCTCAAGCCGGGAGCGACAAACCGGATCTTCATGCTCACCTCGACGAGCCCCACAACCCCCGGTGTGACTACGGCGAAGGCCGACACGTACACGATCACCGCCCACTACTACCCGCGCTACCTGTTCATCAGGCCGGCGACGACATGAGCATTCCCGTCCCCCTGGCGGTGCGGCTGGTCACCTCCCGCGCCGACCGGCGCGTCACCCGCGAATTGCACGACCTGCATTTCCGGGAGACCGCGATCGGCGGCTGGGCGTCGGCCAGAATGGCGCTGGACCGTCCGCTCACCCTTGACCCGGTCGAGCTGGACTACTACAGCCGTTGCTACGTCTACGACACCCGCAACGGCCAGGTGGTGTGGGAGGGCCGGCTGGAGGATCCGGGGCGGGGCAACCGCCGCGACGGGCAGATATGGGAACTGACCGCCATGGGTCCATCGGCGCACGCGCAGGACCGGACCGTGCCACTGATCTATGTGGACCGGTCGTTGCAGCGGTGGGAGAACGCCGACAAGTTCTCACCTGACGCGACAGCGCAGGTCGCGGCCAACCCCGGCGGGTCGGGCAGTGCCGACGAGAATGTGCTGTTTTTCCAGTTCCCGAGCGGCGTGCCGTTGGTGACGAACTCGCGGGCTGTGTTGCGGTACTGGCCGATCCAGCGGGCCGGGCAGAAGCTCGCACGTTACGACTACACCTGGGACGCCGGCCTCACGTCGGGCGACTTCGAAATCCAGGGCGTCACCCGCACCGACGGCAGCACCGGCGAGAACTCACGCGCTGATGCGTGGAACGTGGCTGGTGGTGGCTCGGCCGCGAAGGTGGTTGTAACCGACTTCCCGAACGGCCGCAACACGTTGGACGTCCGGGGCATCCGCACCGGCGGTACCATAACGCCGCTAGACGACGCGTGGTGTGTGGCCATCGATCCGGTCATTGTGGCGATGCGGTACAACGCCGACGGCACCGAGAAAACCACCGGCTACACCACCAGCACTGTGCTGGCCAGCGAGGTCGTCACCGATCTGATCGGCCGGCTACTCAGCTCCTATGACAGCACCACCGTAAGCATCGCCACCACCACGTTTGCGATCTCCCAACTGGCCTACCCGGACGGGGCCACGGCGGCCAGAGTGCTCAACGATCTGATGCTGCTCGAACCAGACTTCCGGTGGGGCGCGTACGAGTCCAACGCTGCCGGCAAGCACCGGTTTGAGTGGGCTGCGTGGCCGTCAACGGTCCGCTACGAGGCTGATGTCGCCGACGGGTTCGACTCGCCCGGCTCGGGCGACGGACTCTACAACGCGGTGCGGGTGCGCTGGGTCGACAGTAAGGGCGGGATCCGGAACAACCGGAGGACGTCCACTGTTGCTGCCTTGACCGCGGCTGGTCTGACCCGTGAAGCCTTTGTGGATCTGGGTGATGACGTGGCCGGGTCCGGGCATGCCGACCGGGTCGGTGACCAGTTCCTGGCCCAGCATGCGTATCCGCCAAACGCTGGTCGGCTCACCATCGCCCGCCCGATCCGTGACCTCGCCTACGGCCGGATGGTGATGCCGTGGGAGATCAAAGCCGGTGAGCTGATCCGGGTGCGGGGTGTCCTGCCCCGGGTGGACGCGCTCAACCCGACCGCCCGCGACGGGGTGACCATCTTCCGGATCTGGGCCAAGGAGTACTCGGCCGCCGGGGCTGCGGCCACGCTCGAGCTTGACTCTTCGCGTCTGAGCACCGCACACATGCTCGCCGACCTGGCGCGCAACCAAATCACACGCCGCCGCTAGGGGGACCGACGTGACCGATCACGACTGGCACCTGTTCGATGTGGAGCGCGGCTACGAGGTGCGCCGCATCGGCGAGCGGTATGAGGTGCGCCAGGTAGACACACCCGACGCGGTCACGTCGCTGACCGTCGACGAGTTTGAGCAGCTGCGGGCCGCCGGCGACAAGCCGAAGGGGCTGTGATGGCAGCGAACCCGAACCCGGCCAGAATCACCGACGCACTGTGGCGCCTGTGGGAGGCATGCCTCGCAGTCATCCCCGGTGTGCGGCTGGGTGGCATCTACGCGTTTAAACCCGGGTACCACTCAAGCGTTAACGACAACAAGGCCAACTGGCCCGGTAACTACTCGATCCTGCTGCCCTCCGACCTGACCGGCGACTTCGGCAAGGCACGGGCGATTGACCTCACCATGTCCACAGTGGAGATGACCAAACGGACCGGCCATCTGAAGGCCGCCGCGCTGCACCCCGACGATGACCGGCTCGGCTGCGTGCGCGAGTTCTACGGCACCCTCGACGGCCGCAACGTGTACGGGCTGAGCCACGGCGGGCCCGGGCAGGTGTGGCGGTCGGTCACATCCGACGCGTCGCACCTGTGGCACATTCACATCTCGTTGTTCACCCTGTACTGCGACGACTGGCCAGCCGCGCCCGGCGTGTACGGACTGGAAGGTGTGCTCAGCGTCCTGAGTGGAGAGACCTGGGACGCGTGGGCAGCCCGCAAGAACGGAACCCAACCAGCACCACAACCCCCGGTAGGAGACGACGACATGGACAGCAAACAGTTCGCGGACTTGGTCACCACGATCCTGATGGGCGCGACAGGGGCCGGTTACTGGAATCCGGCGACGCAGACCGATCCGCACCTGCGGAACATGGCCGCGCACGTCGGGACACAGAACCTGGCGTCGGTGGAGCAACGGTTGGCTGCGAAAATCGCCGCACTGGAGGCGAAAGTCGACGCCATCGAAGGCGGCGGCGGCCCGACGGGGGCAGTCACAGTAGCGGCAGCGTCGGTGGCCGAGATTGCCGCCGCGTCGGGTAAGGCGGCCGCGTCGGAGATCCGCGCCGATCCTGAGCAAGACGGCCGCGACACCTGACAAACCAACCAGGGCGAAGGGGAGGCCGATGGCCGAGCAGGACCCGGAGGCCGTCTCGCTGCGGCAACACATCACAGCACTCCTCGCCGAAATGAACCTCCGGTTTGACGCCGCCATTTCGGCCCAGGACAAGGCCGTCCAGATCGCGATGATCGCCAGCGAGAAGGCTGTGGTCAAAGCAGAAATCGCGGCCGAGAAACGGTTTGAGGCTGTGAACGAATTCCGCGGCCAACTCGCCGATCAGGCCGCCACGTTCATGCCACGCAGTGAAGCCGAGCAGAGGTTGAACCGCATCTCGGAGGACATCACCGCGCTACAGCAGGCCACCGCCACCGGCGGCGGCAGGGCTGTCGGCGTGTCCGCGTCGTGGGCAATGATGCTTGGCCTCGGCGGACTAATCCTGACGATCATCGGCGTGGCTGTGGCGATCATCGTCGCAGCCTCCCGCTAGCACAACCCCCGGACTAGCAAGGGGAGGGACCACTATGGACAGAGGCACATTCTGGTGGCGGCTGGTGCACCTCGAGCCGACGGTGCTGCGCGGCGCCATCACCGGCGTGATAGGCCTTGCCGGTGCGTTGGGCATCCTGCTCTCGCCGGACCTGCCGGACACGATCCTCGGCGTGTGGGTGCCAGCGAGCGCCATCATTCAGGCCCTCGTCACTCGGCCGGCGGTGACCGCCAACGCGAGGGTTGTGGTGGAGGCACCCAACCCGATCACCGAACCGAGGACGGTCGTGGCCGGCGAGGCGGTTACTAAGGCGACCACGTCGGACATTCTCGACGCGGCACGGGACCATCCGCGCGGATGAACGCCAGACCCTGAGACGCAAAAAGCGCCCCACCCGCCGGGAAGACGGGTGGGGCGCTTCGTGATCCTAGCGACTTCCCGGACCGCTAGGTCCGGTCGGTCAGGCTCCGGAGACCGGGGCACTGGGGAGGCTGTACGCCTCTTCGAGCTCGGCCACCGTGGCGGCCTTCGGCGCGCGCGGCTTCCGGCCCGCCTTCGCCTTGTTGGCCCTGCGCGTCGCCGCAGCCTTGCGGGCTGCCTCGCTGCGCTTCGCGGCCAACTCCGCGTCGACCACCGGGGCCGGTGCGGGTGCCGCCTGGAGCTTGGACGCGTACCACTCGGTGGTGACGAATCCGGCCACAACCAACACCCCGTAGAGCTGCTGGCCGAGGTTGTCGCCCGCCATGACGTTGCACGCCAGGGAGAGCATCCCGGCGCCGGTCATCAAGACGAGACCTGCGCGCTGGGTGGTGGCCGCGAACTTGTGGCTGCGGCCGATCTTGCCGAGGACTGCGATGCCGTCCACGAAGAACGGCACCGTCCACGCCTCCCAGCTCAGGCCGAGGGTGTGGCTGACGTCGACGATGTGGCTGAACGAGATCGCCGCGGCGCCGAGCATGAACGCGTAGACGATGACCACGGTCGTGACGTAGGTCCAGTTGGTACGAGGCTTGCTGCTCATGTCCGTCTCCCTCGGACTGGCCCTCTGGGTGAGGGCGGGAGTGCGAGCGCGCCAACGAAGGCGACTGGGGAGATTCCTGCCCGCTGCCGCGGAGCGTGGGATGTGTAAGGCGATTCGCCTTACGCTCGACGCGGCGAGGTCTTTAGGTGCCGGGATCCG